AACTCCCTAAGGAGTTCCTTCAAATATGTGTCCATCCAGTCTGCAGTCTTCCATAAACCAGACCAATAGGCCTGGTTTCGGAATTCCACAGCTGATATCACACCCTCCGCATCCTGCCGGTTACGCGGTAGTACTTTTCGGACTCGGACAATACCAACGTCCTCGCCCTCATAGTACTCCCGACCACATGACTCTCTGAACCTTCCGGTCCAGAACGACTTGTGCATGTTAACCCGAAAACCGAAGTTTTCGAGTTCATGGATAACCGGTAGCACATATTCTTTGGGGACAATGATGTCGTCTCCAAAGACACGCACCCGCCCACGGAAATCCTTCATCAGGATTTCGCGGGAAAGCGGTGTATTGAGCTCCTTTTGGATCCCTATGAAGATGACGGCCAGAAAGACCATCGCTTCAATCGGGAAACATAGGGCTGAACCCATAGACGCGAACTTGGCCAGCGGTATGACACCGTGACCAGGTACGGCTGCCTTTGACGACCTACAAGACATGACTGCCCCGAGCAAATCGGGATAGTCTGCTAATAGATGGTCTACATGCAGTCTCGAAACGCGGTCGGAAGCTTCACTCAGATCGAGTGTAGCAAGCTCTCCGCTAAAAGAGCCCACCTGGGCCAAGAACCTATTAGGTTCTTGGTCCTCGATTCCGATAGTCCGCCGGAGGAAACCATCCTCCTTAAAGGACTCGCGAAAGGCACGTAGGAGCGATTGCTGTGCATATTGCATAGCAGTCGGTTCCTTCGCGATAATTCGTGGCGTTTTGAGCGTTTTAGGAACAGTGATCACCTGTACGGGGATCTCTGCACCAGGTTCGGGGAGAGTAATTTCCTCTAGCATCTGCAAAACCCTCTCAGGCTTTGCATTTGCGACAAGGAAATCCTCAGGACTAAAGTAGTCCCATAGGCGTGCGGGCCAGGTCCGCTGATTCCACTTGCTGTTTCCAACAAGTCGATCAGCGGTAGCGCCTGGACCGTGCTTTGGAACGAGATCGCCAACGTAAACCTTTCGGTTTACAGAGGCTTTCACGTCACCATAGAGCAAGTCAGACATATTGCGAAGTGCTTCCCAATCATGCGGAAACAACCTCGCGTCTGCCTCACGTACTTCCCGCTCACACTTGAGGTACTCAAGCATCGCTCGCCTCTCGCGTTTCTCGCTGACGACCTTTCGGCCGCCTTTGAGAGATCCGGTCCCATTACTGGGGTCGGACGGGAGGGCGATCTTTCCGAACACCAGAGTTAACTGGCGTAACGAATAGATTGCTTCGATGCAAGGTTCCTCAAGCAACACACCACTAGCAGGATCAAACACACGACCAAGGAAACCCGTCAGGAATGGCGGGAGACCAGTAAGACGCGAACCGAAGTTGAACTCGGTAGCGTCCGAAGGGTCGACGAATCCACGATCAAGCCATCTTTCGATGGCTTTGCCGTAATTCGCCAGGGTTATCCCTAGAAAGGACAACCCCTCGTGTTTGAACCGACGCGCGACAGTTGTTTTGTCACGCGTGGCGCTAGTGCAGCATCGCATGGCCAGTTCATCGGCCATGCAGGACCAGAGAGAGATCAGGCTATTCTGAGCTACCCCACCTTTTCGGTGAGGCCGGCTCTCCTCAGCCTTATCTGACACTCCGTTTACGAGACCTGCTGTTCCAGAACGAGCAACTTGTGCGCGTGCCCCGTGCGGATCATGTCCGCCACGAGGTCGACACTCGACTCGTTATAGAACTGCACCCAACGCTCGAGGCACTGGCGTCCGCACTGGTCGTCGTCCACAAACGAAAGCTCAATCAAGAGCTTCGTGAGGGTCGACTTCTGGAGCGTACGCTCGTACTTATCGAGCACCTGGTAGAAATCGTCGTCTTCCAACGACAAGTCCGCGATCGTGACCTTGTAGGTCGCGAGCACGTACAGAATGCACGCCGACTGGTAGCCCTCCATGCGGAGGGTCCCGTAGTCGTGCATAATCTTCTTCCAGAGGGACGGGTCAATTCTTCGGTTGGGATACATACTAATGTACTTCCTTTCCGGGCTATTGGCCCGTGGCTTTTTGTTAAAACGGAATGCCTTACTTCGCTCCCTCAGTTACGGGCAGTGTAAACCACCTGTAATAAGGGCGTCACCGGCAAGGTACAACGCATCGACCAGCATGACAGTGATGATCACCAACCTCTTGGTGACCATCTGGCTGAAAGCTGGATCAGTGCGCCTCCTTCCGAATTTTAGGTCTGAAGAAGACCCAAATCGGTTAGGATGAGAATCACGGCGGTCAGAAGCGCGATTGCGCCTCCGACCATTGCCGTTATCCAAATTACCTGCCACCTCTCCATCAGCCTATGTATTGGGCGGTCAACACTCCGGTAAGGAATGCTGCCCACCCTAGTAGGTTGACCAAGCAGATGACAGAGAGAACGACCCACGGGATGTGAGTCAGGACTCTCCGCCAAGCAGCTTGGTGATGAGGAGGTTCGAGCTGGCCGTCAGCTGGGTGTTGAATCCCAGCCAGACAGCCTGAGCTTCCGCTGCGGTGTAGCCGGCAGGCGGAAGGTCGAATACCGTGTAAACGGACATTCCGACCTTCACGTTCTCCGACGGCCGAAACGGATCGCTCGTGAGCTTCGAGGTGTCGAGTCGCACCATCCGGCGAATTCGCTTCCCATAGTCATGGGATGCGAGCAGCTGGATGAGGCCGTCACCGCTCGTGTACTCCGACTTATCGTCTGCCACGCTTGTGCGGGGCAGCGACGTAGTCGCAGCTGAGATAGTGACGGTCTGCGGATCGGCGAATGACATAGGCATCTCTCCTAGGAGCTAGGTTTGCTCCCTATTGGCGTTGGAACAGCTTGCTACAGCCCGCGCGGCTTCTTAGATCGGCTAATGCCGAGTGCCGCGAGGATGGACGTCTGGAAACCCGAAAGGGCATCCCAGGTTAGTCCGAATCCGTAAGGGTTAGCATGGCGTCGCATCTTGGTTTCGGTAACCAGGGTTACGGCGCTATCGAGATTAATACTCTTATCCCAAAAGGGATGAGTATACTCTCGGGTATAGGTATCACTAACGATGGTATGTTCCATCATATACCCATACCGCATAATCAAGCCGTCTTCGATAAAACTCGTAATATTGGAAATAACGTCTCCAACATTCGAGAACCAATCGACGGCCCAGCTCCAAGGAGCTAATGACCAGAGTGTCTCAGGATCGAGATCCAAACCGAGGATCTCTTTCGCGAGCAATGCCTTTCGGTGCATCTGATTCCGCGGGTCGTAACCCTCGGGCAGATAGTACGTGAAGGCACCCGAAAACCATCGTTTCTTCTCGATGGTTCGCACTCTAGTTAGCATCCCCGTCTGAATACCAGTCATACTCGAATCTAATAGCCGGTTATTAAACGGCGAAAAGAACGGAAAGCTCGATGAGCTTACCGGAGTAATAGTGGTTTCAGATATCGGTGGGAATTCGTAGCGACGGCGTACTACCTTGCCAGCGTCCCGTTCATACTGAGCGAGAAGCTGATCAGCCTGGAGAACTCCAGCTGCAAACGTGCCAATTTCTTGGCCGAGCGGCTTGAGCCCAAACTGAAGTGCAAGGTAGTCTTCACTACCGTTTTTGATAGTGCGTGTTCTGTCCTTCCAACGACCAACTGCGTACGAGGGTATTCCCTCTCGCACGAGCTCGCCAAGGGTGACAGCAACATTCGCTATCGAATTCGTGGGTCGGCACCTGGCTATAGCCGTAGCACCCAGCGCGTCAAGCTGAGCTACCGTCGAAACATTCGACGGTGGATACGGATATAACCTGGCATCGATCGACCACACATTGCCCAAGTAATTAGCTCGGGATTGTGATCGATTGCCGGCAGAAAACCAATCAGAGATGGCATGTACATGAGTTGGAAACCCGTGTACATACTGCTTCTGAGTGTAGAAATCGCCGCCGATGTCCTGGAGCGATGAAGGGTTCCGAACCCTCTTACGCCAACCAGGATGCTCCTCCGAGTCAGTCACCTGACTCCCTATTGTAACCGCAGTTACCCCGTCACTTCTCGTGTTAGAGAATTCGGGGGTCTGATTCGGGTGACCGGGGATTACCCGGTACTCGATGAGCTGCACTCCCGTCTTTTGACGGAAGGGCACTAATGTCCGTTGACGACGGACAAGGCTATCTGTGGACAATAGGCACCAGAGCTCCTTATAGGTCCTACGGGGTCAATTCCCCGTAATCTCTCACTCCAATCTCACCGCGGTTTTATCTGTATTCCTCTTTACAGAGGGTTACGAGACTCACGTCTCTTCAGATATCACCTTGGCAAGAAAGGACTCCTTATGAGTAGTTTAGCGCGCCTCTATGGACGCTGATTGCTCACAGGGTTTTCCTGTTTGGATATGAGAGGATGCATGCAACTGCGCCGGACCCCCCTTGCGGGGGG